GGTCATGTTCCTGTTGAACGTGCCTGGTTCTGGAGCCTCTTCGGCCTGCTGCATCATCTCAACGACGCTTTGCTCGGTGGTCATAAACCTTGCTCCTTGGCTATCTGATGGTACTGGTCGCGGTTGCCGATGTACTCATGGACGATATCTCTCGGCTCATAGCTATCCGGCAGGGCCGGGATATCTACCATATGCTGGGCTATATCGGTCAACTCGGCAACGGAATGCAGGATCTCTATCTTCTTGCCGTCTGACACGCCGCCCGGGATGCGGAACTGAGGGGAGGTGAATGCTTTGGCTGGACCCAGGTCTTCAAAGTGCTGTGCTAACTGATCGCCGCGCACCACGCAGATGACCCGGTATCTACGCATCCCCCCATAAGGGGAAGGCATATTCAATTCGCTAAGAGAGTAAGCTGGCTCTTCCGGGCGTATGTCTGTTGCCCCTGCCCACAGCATCTCCACCCCTCATGTCCACGCCGGTATGTACATCACAACGCCGCTGTTGTCAGTGACAGTAAGCCACTTGGTTATCGTGGCAGTACCCACTCCTGACGGAGCGACGTTGCTGATGGTGACGGTGCCGCTGGCATTGGCTGTCCAGTGGGCAGCATCATCCAGCGTTACCGTTCCTTCCACCGTGAGCCCATCCACTACGGATAGGCCTGGTGACACATTATTGAACCTCGCTACGACAGTGCCGTCCACAGTTACTTCTAGCCTAGAACTGCCGCTGTCGTAGCGGAATCCTCGTCTAGTAGTCACGCCTAGTCGGTGGTTGTCCAGTCACGGTTAGCCATGATCTTGACATAATCAACGTCCAGGGTGAGGGCCGTGGTGGTCTTGGACTCGACGCCTATGATGGCGGCTACGTCCACACCTGTTGCCATGGCTCCCGATACGCCACTGGACTTGGCAGAATCGCTCCCGCCAACAGCCACACCGTCGATGTAGAAGAACGCTGTCCCGTTAGGGGCAACCTCTACCCGCAGTATCTGCCAGACATCGGCAGCGATAACGTCGCCTACATCCAGACTGGTGGATGTGGTCTCTCCGGTGGTGGTCCCACCGTTGTAGACGGTATGCCAGTCGGTGGAGTCCGACAGTTCGGACGATACCAGGAACCCGCATATGTCGGATGCCGTCAGGGTGATGGTGGCAGTGCCACCATGAACCAGGTCATCCTCAAGGGACAGATCGTCAGCATTGACATCACTGAACCCTACGAAGATCTCCCGGTTAGCGACGGCTTCCACCCGGATCCGCGCCTCCAGAACGAGGGTGCCCATAAGGGCAGCGTCGAACATGAGAGGAGTGGCGATATAAACGCCGTGCTTGTCCTCGTTGGTGGTGGTCAGTCGGATGACTCCGCTCAGTCCACCGGACTCCACGCTAACAGCACCGGAGTCGGTCTCTGCTATGCCGTCACCGATGAGCCGAAGGGAGCCGATCTTGCCAGACGCTGCGGTCTCAGCAATTATCCACTCCGCTCCAACGAAGTCCTCGAAGATCTCTATCTTTCCGCTTCCGCCTTGTGCTACAGCCATGTATACATCTCCTATGGCTAGTTAGCCGTGCAATACATCTCAACACGGCTACTGCATTTAACTGGTTGGTGCCGTTGCGTCGCTCATGATCTCATAGAGCCAGTTGCCCGATGACCTCTCTCCATAGGCATACTCGTCATAAAGGTAAAGCACTGTCGCGCCCCCACCGATGTCCTCACGGCGCACGGTGGCGGTACGAGGGGCTCGGCCCTGTACGAGGATGATGGCCTCCTGGGCGAAAACCCCGCCCTTGGCATCATCATTGCCATCGATGGAGATATTGCCGTCTTCGTAAAGCTGGGCGTTGGCTATCTGGCCCCGGAAGCCTTCAGCGAAGACACGGGCTGTCAGGCCTTCAGGCACGTTATAGGTGCCGATGCCCTGGACTATCTCGTCGAAGATATCTTTAAGTTGGAAACCATGGAGAACGCACCGGTAAGGTGGGTTTCCCGGTTCAGTGGTGTTGGAACTGATGCGGTATACCGCAGAAGCGATATGCCCGGAGGTCAGGGTATTCCCGGCACCCGGCAAGGAAGTGGTGGCACCGTCAAGAACGGTGAGGCCGTCCTCGTCCTTCTTCCGCTGGATGGCGTTCTGGGCCAAGCTACCCAACTGGGCATAAGCCTTGGGGTTGAGTCTGCTGGCAACCCGGTCAGTGATGAGGGTCTGGATGCCCGTCACCGTAGGGGTGATGGTCATCAGAGAGTCTGACATCTGCTGCGGGTTGTCGAGGACCGTTGTCTCTGTAACGGTCTGTGCTGTCAGTGCGGCCATCGAGACTTCGCGCCAGGACAGGCCGGTCCCTTCAGCCAGGGTTATCTTGTCTACGAGGTTGGGCATGACGCCTTCATACTCGCGGATCTGACGAGCTGACCCGACAACCACATCAAGGGAGTCGGTCAGCGATTGGGTGATCGTATCGCCTGCTGCCATAGGGCAATCTCCTTATTAGCCAGAAAGTCTAGCCATGTATTCCCTGGCACGCTTGTGGTCAGCAGGAGTAGCGTCGTAGCTTTCCTTACCGTAAACTTCTCGGAACCAACGCTCGTCACTTCTGCCGCCACCAGCAGCCGAAGGCCCGGTGTCCAGGTCAAATACACCAGCCTCTTCCAGGCGGGCCTTGGCAGCTTCCCTTTCCTCGGTGCGTATCTGTTGCTCTGAACTACGACCGGTGGTCCGTTCAGCAGCCCTCGCAACCCGGTGGGCTTTAGCCAATGCCGACGCCAGTGCGGCGGTGTCTTTATTCCGATGAGCGGTTACCCATTCCTGCCTGATGCTTTCCAGTTCAGGTGCCTCATAGAGGTCTAGGATGGGGTTCCCTTCACCGTCCTGCACAGCTTCCCGTAGCTCTTCAGACAGGTCTGCGTAGCGGGCCTCGTAGGACCGGTTGGCCGATGTCTGTTGCGCTTTGGCCTGGATCGTGGACAGTTCCGTGGGCAGAGCATCGGTGTCGCCACTGGAGAAAGCACGCAGTACCGCTTGGTTGGCACTCTCTATCGTGCTGAGTCTATCTCCTATAGAAGCGAGTTGATGTTGCACCTCGTCTGTCCGACGATTCCTGCCTTGCTGTGACTTCAGGTCGTTCTCGACCTTCTTCAGGTTGTCCTCGGCGGCCTCGGCTCTTACCTTCCAATCGACCTCTTCGGCCTCTTGCTCCGCAGGCTGTTCCGCCAGTTCCGGGTCTGTCTGTTGGGTCATGTGAGTTACCTCGTAGAGGGTTGTCACTATCTAGAACATATGATTGGAGTTTTTGTTCTACCCTAGATTGTAGGAGTTGTTTTTATACAAAGTCAAATCACCTCGGGCCTACAAGCTGCCTGAAGGATTCGGAAACCGGGAAACTCTGGGATGGCTGTTGCCTGGGAGGGGTGCTACGCCTCGGTGCAACTTGCTGAGTACCAGTGGGCTGAGTGCGAGGCTTACCAGGGGCACCTGGCCCTCCTGTTCGAGGCATCGGTGGCTTCTCCGCCGCTCCCGGCGCATAATCGCCGGTGCCCATGACCTGTTGCACTATATAAGTCATACGTCTATTCGCTAGGTTGATCCGATCTTTCTTCTCTTTCCCAGACAGGGATGGGTCTCGCAGCACCACTTCCTGTGCCGAGCGAATATCAGAGAGATCCTTTGCTATTTTCCGATGCCCCCTGGCTATCGCGGAATAATAATCGTCGGTCTCGTAATCAAAGGCTATGGATGCTTTCGGATTATCCGCGATCGCTTTGTTTCTTTTAGCTATATAGCGTGGATCCCGAAGGCTCAATTTATGGAATTCCTGCACCTTATTCTCCGCCCTCTCCATCTTGGTCAGTTCATCATAGAACAAACTGACCGAATGGCTGCTCGACCCGTAAGGGTCTTTGGCTACGAATGCTTTAACGACAGGCGCATCCGAAAGGGCCATAGACGGCCCTTTAGGGACTGCGCCTGTTCCTTCCAGCAACTCGTCCATGGCGAATAGGGCATACCCGCCTAACCCGGCGGTCCATCCGTTATAGAGATTCTCTATCTTGGCGGGAGAATAATTGACCCATGAACCTACTATCTTCATAGTCTCCGAGGTGTATGTACCATACTGTAACTCCCTCGGATACTTCTCTCGGGCAGGAGAAACGACCGGCCCGCTCATAAAAAGGCTATGATTGGTCGCATTCTCCAATAAGGGCAACATCGCTTGAGGCATATAACCAGGAGCCATAACATCTCCTGCTTGTTTCAAGGCTTCGGTCATAGAAACCTCGTCGCCACGGTCGAACTTCTCCCACATACGCTCTGGCAGAGACCCGAATAGGATCCCTGGTTCAAAGGGCTTGGGTATCCTTATGATGGGCGAGTTCTCTCCTGGCGGGATGACTATCCAGAACAAGTTCTTTTGCCACTCAGGCAGTTCCTGATACCGGGGGTTATCCCTATTGACGTAATACAGCAGCAAGGACGGCAATGTCACGCCCACAAAGGTCTTGAACAGGGTCCGGGTCGGATGTGACCGGAACTCGGAGAACAACTTATCAGTACCCCGTATCGAGGCATTGAAGAAGGGGATTATCTGGTTCAAGGCCCGCGCAGTCGTACCCATCTTGTTGTAGTCCATCAAGTCACGGGCCGCAAAGCCTGCCTCCAGAGGCGTGGCCCCCGCCCTTATGCCTGCGGAGAACTCTCCCATCCTGGTCACTACCTCAGTCGCACTGCTTATCCTTTGCAGTGCCCCAACGGGATGCACCCAACGCTCTATGAATCCCTGGTCTTCGATCACCTGATTGAAACTCTTCTGCAAGAACTCTCGGTCGGTCGCTACCTGTGAAGCGAACTCTGCCCCCGACATCTTGTAGAGAAGGTATTCATCGGTCTTCCCAATCATCTGTGCTGCGCCCTGCATCGTGTTATATCCCGGGATGAAGTTGTATCGGGAGAACATGAATGCCGACATCTGGTCCCGCATCGGGTTCCTCAACATGAAGTCAGGGTTTAAGACGGCCCCGGCACGAAGGGTCTTGGCAGGGGTGCCGAAGAACTTCAACAAGAAACCAAAGTCGCCCCGGTTAAGATTCATCATGGACTTATATATCTCCGGGTCCACTTGGTAGAATTCCTTCTTCCCATTCCGCATGATGGTCAGGACGTTCTCTTCCTTCGACCACATGGATGCCCGAAAGATATCTATGGTTGCATCGGCTTGACCCTCTCCTAAAAGGTCTATGACCTCATCGATCTCGTCCTTCTGTATCCCCTTGATGCCCTGGAGCATCTTCCTGGCGGTGATAGTAGCGACCTTCCCCGTTGGCGTAGGTATCCGCTTAAACACATCGCTAAGTTCTGGCACCTGATCCACCAGGTCTGCCATCAGCACGCCAACCTGATTCCGCTCGGCAGCGTTGATGATGGCGTAGGTGTTCTTGATGACGCCTTCCAGTGGATTAACGATGACTCGCTCTGACCCCTTGATGCGACGCAATGGATTGGCGATATCAGCGAACCGCCTAGCGACGCCCCCTCGGATCTCAGTGGCCTCTATCAGCCGCTGGAAGGGCACATAGTTGCTGTTGGCCGACCTTAATTTCTTCAATAATTCCGGTGAGAATATGCCCATCTCCTCACCGTAATCCAGTATGCGATTCTGAAACGCATAGAGTTCTTCAGCAACCTCGGAGAACTTAGGATACTGGGCTTCCAGGTCTCGTACTGTCATGCTTGCATCAGATGGCTTGATGCCTGTCTTGATGTTTCTAGCAGATAACTCCACCGCCCTCTTGGCAGTGACGTATTGAACGAAGGGGAACCATAGGTCTCGACCTTTGACGGGTTCTAACACCTCGGAAAGGCTGGCTCCCGTCTTCTTAAAGACCATCTTTCCATCTGCGCCTTTCTCCC